GTTAAGAAAACTGCCGCAGCTAAAGCTAGTGGAGGAGCTGCTACTACTGGCACTCGTGTATCTAAAGCAGCAGCTCAAGAAGCTTTGACCGCCGCTATTAGTGACGCAGGTAAGTCAGTAGATGAAGAGATCATCTCTAAGCTCACAGGTAAAGCTGCACAGTACTTTACCACCCTTCTTTCAAACGAAGACTAGTAACAAGTACCCTGCTAGGGCAACTTAGCGGGGCTTTTTTACGCCTTTTAAGTATTAAGTTTAGTAATAAACATTGCTAACTACTACACAAAGGATATCTATAGTGAAAAAGCAAGAACTGGCACGTTTAGTGCATAACTATGGGGACGCTATTATAACCTATAGAAGCGAGCGTTCCAAAAAGTTAAAGTACAACGTCTGTACCTTAGACTTTAGCCCGCCTTATATACAAGGTAAAAAGAACCGAGCGAAGGAAACAGAGGATACTCTTATTCTTTTTTGTTGGGACACTGACTCTTACAGATTATTGCGACCTGCAAATGTAGTAAGCGTACTACCTCTAGCCTCCATCCTAAAAAATGATAGGCGATCCTAATGGATTTGCACCAAGCCCCAGAGGCTTACTCCCGTGTAATACATTATGATGAAATAAAAGAGGTGCAGGTTAGGCTAACCATCAACACTTTCAGAGGCATAGAATACTTACACTTACGTAAGTACTATCTTGACTTTGACGAAGAATGGCAGCCCACACCGGAAGGTATAGCAATGCCTTTAGACTTGACTAACTCTTCAGAGCTATTCATGGGTCTGACAGAGATACTTTCTCTAGCAGAGTCTAAAAGTACTGTGGAGGAACACTTTTCAGAGTTAATTAACGATCTGTATAAATAGTTCTTGACAATATAGCTTAAATTGCGTATAATATCTTTTCAAATTTAGGATTTAAACATGCAGAAGTTTTTAGACAGAGCAAGCCAGCTATACTACGAAGGTACTCCTCTCTTATCAGATGAAGAGTTCGATCGTTTAGCAGATAGGCATAACTACAATAAGGTTGGGTATGAGGTTACTGATGCAGTAGCTCACACATATCAGATGTATTCCTTACAGAAGTGCTTTGATGTTGCAGAGGCTCCTCTTGATATTAAGTCCTGCATGTGTACTCTTAAGTTAGATGGCGCAGCCGTATCTTTGTTATATGTCGGTGGAAACCTTGAACTAGCTCTCACTCGCGGAGACGGTGTACAAGGTAGAGACATAACTAAAAAGATGCGTGAGCTAGTTCCTAACCAGATCTCTTCGCTCTCTCTTGTTCAAATAACAGGAGAGGTCGTTGCTCCAAGTAGTGTACCTAACTCTCGTAATTTCGCTTCGGGGTCTCTCGGCCTCAAGGATGATCTCGCAGGTCTGGAAGAGTTTAAGACTCGACCTTTAGTGTTCGTTGCATACGATGCTACCCCACACTTAGCTGCTAGTTATGCTTGCTCTCTTGAGCTATTGCATAAGGCTGGCTTCAATGTGGTAAACCGTTTCGATGCAGCTAACTACCCTGCGGACGGACTAGTGTATCGCCTCACATCAAACGAGGCTTACGATAGTTTAGGACACACTGCTAAACACCCACGAGGTGCTTTTGCCCTCAAAAAACAAAAAGAAGGTGTGGAAACTACTCTTGAAGATGTCGTATGGCAAGTAGGCAAGAGTGGTGTAGTTAGCCCTGTAGCAATACTAACTCCAGTTAACATAGGCGGAGCAGAAGTAGCTAGGGCTACACTACATAATATTGAGTATATTTGTGACTTAAATCTGGAGATCGGTTGTCAAGTAGAAGTTATACGTTCGGGAGAGATCATACCTCGCGTTGTGAGACGTATAGATTGATTGCTACCTTACGAAAAATAGATCTTGACAAATAGCCCAAAGTATACTATAATAACTATTCAAAATGAGAGGAACAAGAATGACCAGAATCGAAGCTCCAACAAACTGCCCATCATGCAGTTCGGTCTTAGATGTGGTCAATCACCTTCTGTTTTGCAGAAACACAGCTTGTGGTGCTAAGGTATCCAAGTTAATAGAGCACTTCGCAACTACCTTGAAGATCAAAGGCTTAGGCCCGATGAGTGTTCAAAAGCTAGGGCTAGAGTCTATCGAAGACTTATACGCTCTTTCTCTTGAAGACCTGACAGAAAGATTATCAAGTGTAAAGTTAGCAGAGAAACTATATCTAGAGATACAGCGATCTACTAGTGCTCCTTTGAATGTGTTACTACCGGCTTTTAGCATTCCACTAATAGGTAAAACCGCTTCTGAGAAACTGTCCAAAGTCTGCACAGATATAAAAGAACTAGACTACGATATGTGTCGAGAAGCGGGTTTAGGAGAGAAGTCCTCCCTTAGCCTATGTGAGTGGCTAGACGAAGAGTTTTACTTTTATTGTAGCTTGCCGTTTAGTTTTAAGTTTGAGAAGCCTCAAGCAATCGCCACCACCCACGGCGTTGTTTGCATAAGTGGTAAGCTCTCTTCTTACAAGAGCAAAGCCGAAGCTCATAAAGTTTTACAAAAGCTAGGGTATGTCGTTAAGCCTAGCTTGACGAAGGAAGTTACAATCTTAATAAACGAAAGCGGCATTGAGTCTGCTAAAACAAAGAAGGCCAGAGACTCTGGTGTTCAAATTATAACTAATATTTTAGACCTAACCGGAGAATAAAAAAATGTCCCTACCTAAATGGACTGAAGAAAGAACTGCTGACCTTACTGACTTTGTTGGTAACGAAAGCCCCGTATCTCAAGCAACTGTAGCTGAAGCCGCAGTAAACCTTGATACCTCTACTCGATCTATCTCTAGCAAGCTGCGAAAGATGGGTTTTGATGTAGAACTGGCTTCTGCCGGTGCTGTCAGAGCTTTCTCTGACTCACAGGAAGTCACTCTTGCAGCTTTTGTCTCTGACAATAGCGGCGAATATACTTATGCTGAAATCGCAGGTCTTTTTGAAGATGGCGCTTTCTCTCCTAAGTCTATTCAGGGTAAGATCCTATCAATGGAACTAACTTCACACGTTAAGCCTGCTCCTAAAGTAGCATCTGTTCGCACATATGCTCCTGATGAAGAAGAAGTCTTTGTATCTATGGTACAAGACGGTGCTTTCGTTGAAGAGATTGCAGAAAAGCTAGAACGATCTGTGAATTCTATTCGCGGTAAAGCTCTTAGCCTATTGCGTTCCGGCGATATCGACGCCATTCCCCGTCAAGAAACTACCAAAGGTGCTAATAAAGCAGATCCTTTGGCTGAGTTAAGCGACATCGGCGGAATGACTGTTGAAGCAATTGCTGAGTCAATTGGTAAGACTGCTCGTGGTGTTAAGACTATGCTAACTCGTCGTGGTATCAGCGCTGCTGACTATGACGGTGCTGCAAAATCTGCTAAAGCCGCTGGCTAATTAACCAACTACTTAGTAGTTAACCGAAACAGGTTCCTTTGTTGGGGTCTGTTTCACTTTTAAATCAAATGAATCGGGAGAATTTCATTGAACATTGCTAGTGCTCTAATAAAGCAAGTGTTAACATTACAGGACTTTGAGACCTGGAGCGTGACACACAAGCATTACTTGCCTAGCGAGTACCACAGTCTTTACAATATAATTGATAAGCACTGTGAGACGTTTCATAAAATGCCCACAATTGATGATTTAAAGTTTGAGATTCGTGATTCAAGTACTAGAGAAAAGCTGTACGCTGTGGAAGCCCTTGAGGTGGAATCAGAGGCCGACTTACTTCTCGAATACTTGAAGAACGAGTACACTCAAAAAGAAATTCTGAACTCACTTGAAGATTACGTCGAAAACTCTATCTCTTTCGAGAATGCACAAGAGTCGGTAGACCACTTACATCAAATCGTCCTAGACGTTGAAGATAAGGTTGATCTTGAAGACCCCCAGGAAAGTATGCAACGTATTGACCTGTTCGAGGCAGATGAAGACTTAGCTAAATATATACCGCTCGGCCTCAATGAGGAGTACGACTTAGACATCCAATTCTCGCCTAGAGATTTGGTAATGTTAGGTGGTAAGCGAGGGGCAGGTAAGTCTGTTATATGTGCAAACATTGCAAACAATGTCTATGACTCTGGTAAATCGGCTATGTATTTCACTATTGAAATGGATAGTCGGTCTATTTTACAAAGATGCTGTGCTATCGCCACTGAAATCCCTTTCTCACGAATGCGTACTAAGAATCTTAGTGTTACTGAGTGGGAGCAGGTTGCTACATGGTGGGCACAACGCTTTACGTCTGGACAAGACCATCTGAATGAATATAAAAAACACCGTGATTTTGAGAAGTTTCATAGTAACCTGAAGACAGGAGAGTTGTTGCCAACTCAACAGTTAGATGTTATCTATGATCCTTCCCTCACACTTGCTAAAATTCGAGCAGAGCTTGATAAAAAGGTTAAGCACTTGAATGTTGGTGTTATCATAGTAGATTATATTAATCAGGTAAAGAGATCTTCTCTTCCAGGTCGTCAATACGACTGGACAGAGCAAATAGAAGTAAGTAAAGCATTAAAAATAATGGCACAAGAGTATGACTGTACTGTAATTTCTCCGTATCAAACTGATGCCACTGGTGAAGCTCGCTTTGCTAAAGGTATTCTCGATGCGGCAGATGCAGCGTATACACTAGAAACATGGGATCATGAAGACGCTTGTATGACTTTTAACTGCGTAAAGATGAGAGCAGCTTCAATGCGCTCCTTCACTTCAGTAGTAGATTGGGAGACCTTAAAAATCGGTCCCGATAGCGCTATGACTCCTCAAGAAAGAGATGACTCTACCCACAAGACGGGTGAGGAAATCAACGATTTATAGGAAGTGTGGAGGCCTTTGGCCCCTCCCGACCATTGCATGCCTCCATGCTTCCGACCTATTAAAAACCAACAGAACTGCATTAAGTTCGATCCTAATTAAAAATAATTCTTGACATTTTAGCTTCTCTTGCGTATAATATACCAATACTTTGAAGGAGAAACAACAGATGGCAATTACGTTCGGCAGCTTACGACACACTAC